TGTTTTACATTTTTAAATCTTTGTAATTGTATAAAGTCTTTATCAGAAGATATAATCATTACTGGTTCATCTTGTCCAAATTCTTGAGTAAAGAGTGTAAGTACACCAATATGATCGTCTGCTTCGCAACCTTCCATGTGCATAACTTTATATGGTAGATTTTCTTTAATTTCTTCTCTTACCATATTTAATGAATTAAAAATAGCATTCCAATCCATACCTGAACTATCTCTAGATTTTTTTCTAGATGCTTTATATTCAGGATAGTAATCTCGTCTCCAAGTATTCATTCCATCAGCGCATATAACCATTTGGCCATATTCTTCACGGTATCTTTTATTATACATACGAATACTGTTAAGTATCATATGCCTTATAAGAGCTTCATCATCTATTTTTTGTACTATAATATTTGATAAAGCAATTTGATTATAATCAAGTAGTATCATTATCTGTCTCTTTTTTTAATTTTTCTAATTCACGTTTTACTGTTTCTTGTAAATCTTCTATATCAGGCATACTATCACCATATAATTGTCTACAATGTTCTTCAAATTCTTCTGGGGTTGATGGTTTAAATTCAGTATCAACTTGATCTTCTAATTCTTTTGTCCATGGTTCAAACCAAATTTCTCCATCTTCATCTAATGGGTCAAATCCAGCATCAACCATTTTAAGTTCTTTATATAAATGATCTAGCTCTCGAATAAAGAAATGTTCTCCACCTTTATTACGTACAATAACTGCTGCAAGCATATTAAGTATAACCCACATATCTTTATGTTCTTGAGTACCTTCTGCTTTAGCATCAAAATCGTTTAGGTATTCAGCTATCTCTTCTGAATGGGTCATAGCATCAATACCTTCAAAAATAAATTGAGCAAGTGATACAGAATCTTCAAATATATTGTGTTGTTCTAACTCTTTTTCTTCTTTACTACCCGGTATACGGTCCATTGGGAAAGGAATTACGTTATTTTTTTCTTTCATATGTATATTATACCACATTTTGTGGCAAATGTAAACGATTATTTTAAGTTTTTTACTGACTGAGCGCCTATTTTACAGCTTATTATACCATTATAGTATTCATCTGTAAGTAAAACATCTCGTTCGAATTGTTCTTTTGCTTCCATATAAGCGCATTCTCCTTTAGTTTTACACAAATGTAGTATTTCTCTGTAATAAAAATCATGTCCAGCAACATCAATCTCTTCATTCAGAACACGATTCGAGCCATGATACTTACGCCAATCTGATTCGACATAAGTAATCTTTCTTCGTTTACGGGTTTTTGTTTTTGGTAAAGTCTTTTTAGACCAAAAGAACTTCTTTCCGATATATTTTTTTGCTGTTGCTCTGTTAGTAATAAGATATACAAATCCATAATATACATCTGTTGAAAAGTCATCAGGTGGATTATATGGTGTTCCTTGATAAATCCATTCGTTCATATAAGTATTTATATAAACTAATATTCTTCATCTGAATCAAAAAGTTCATCGATAGAAAGTTCATCAATATCTTCATATCCGCAAAATGGGCAGAATCTTGGTTCTATATACATATCATCTTCGATATGTTCTGATTTTATTTCAGATGTTCTTAAACACTCTGGGCAATTAATAGTTTTTATCATCGATTAGAGCCTTAAATTCTGTATAACCACCAATCTTTTCTCCATCTACGATGATCTGAGGAAAAGTTCTTGCGCCTGGAAATTTATCCATAAGCTCTTCACGATTAAAATCTATATCTAGCATAAATTTTTGGTATTTATGACTAGACTCCTGTATTACTTGTTGTGCTATTCTTTCTGCCATATCACAGTATGGACATTGTGGTTTACTATATATTTCTATATTCATTATACTTGTGATCCAAGTTGTATAAGATAAAAGGATAAACCCATAAATCCAAGCATAAGGAATTGGGTTACTGTTGCTATCGCTACAAAATGGAGAGCTCTATCAGCCCACCAAGACCTATCGCCTTCATGCCATTCTTTTATTTCTTGTTCTGTTGCTTCTTTATAATTGTTCAATGTATTCACTCAATGTTTGTATTTGTTGATCTGTTAAATTACCAGCTTGGCCCCACATTAAAACTGATTGTGGCCCACGGGTTTCATTATTTCTATATTGGTTAAGTGCAGTAGTTATATAACTAGATGACTGGCCAGCGAGCTTTGGAAATGCTGCTATCCCTTGTCCATCTGTACCATGACAGGCTGCACATCCTGCCCATAGTCCTTTTATAGAACTAAATTCATCTGCTGCAGCTAATATAGCCTTTGCTTCCATTTGTTCTGTTAATGTTCCATTTACTGCAACATAATTTTCATAGCATTCTCCATAGCAACTATGTGTGCTTGGATAACCTTTATATTCCATATCGGGATATATTACCCCTGCAAAAAATAAAAAGAATGTAAAACATCCTACTAATACCATTCCTAATTCTCTCATAAACTTAAGTCCTTTAATGTATCTTGTGTAACATCTTGTTTAACACCGCCAGTTACATAAGAAGTTATTTCTGTTTCTTGTGGAGCAACTTGCACGTTTCCTCCGCCTATCCATTTTTCAGTCCATGGTAATGGATTCATTTGTGGAACTGTAAGAGAACAAGGTATACCTATAGCTCTCATACGTTTAGCTCCAATCCATTCTACATAATCAGATAATAGTTTCCCATTTAATCCAATCATTGAACCATCTTTAAATAGATATTCTGCCCACTCTTTTTCCTGTTCTATAACTTCAAGGAAAAGTTTTATTGATTCTTCTTCAGTTTCTTTTTGAATTTTTACGTAGTCTTTGTCTTCTTTTAACATATTTTTAATCATCATAGTTGTACCAGCCAAATGAGTATTCTCATCTCTTGCTATAAACTTAATAATTTTAGCATTGCCTTCCATTTTCTTAAGCTCAGCAAATGCCCAACTACATGCAAACGATACATAGAATCTTATACCTTCTAATGCATTAGCAGCTAGCATACACATCCATAAAGCTCGTTTATGTTGATATTTATTTGTAGCTGAATTATTACAATCAATAAGATCATCATAATATCTAGCAATTGAATTACCACAGTCCATAATTTCTTTTACATCTAACATGTGGTCAAATACATCAGCAGGATTAGGATATATATTCCTAATAATATGTGTATAAGATCTGCTATGAATTGTTTCAATAAATGACCATGTTTCAATCCAGTTTTCTATTTCTGGCAGAGAAGCTATCGGTAAAAATGCTAAGTTAGGCGCACGTCCTTGTACGCTATCTAACAAGATCTGTCTTTTTAAGTTACTTGTAAAAATATGTTTTTCATGATCTGTAAGTAAATCAAAATCTTTTTTATCTTTTGAAACATCTACCTCTTCGGGCCTCCAAAAGAATCCAAGTTGTTTTTCTGTTAATTTATCTATTACTGGATATCTTAACGTATCAAACCTTTGTATATCTACCGATTCATCTAAAAACATATTCTTATCTAAGTGTGATTTTTTATTCCTTTTTAATATTTTCATATTGTGCAGCTATCGCACTCCTCGTCCTCATATTGGGACATAACATCTGCCGCATCATCTACTGCAGAAGGTAAGTTCTCGTGGTATTCCACTTTAATTTCTCCTGCACCGTCATAGGTATTGAAATAATATAGCTGCTTCAATCCATATTTATATGCAGTAACTAAGTCCTGAATCATGATAGACATAGGTATTTTATTGTCTTCATAATTTTCTGGATTATAAGAAGTGTTTACAGATATTCCTTGGTCGATATATTTTTGTAATATCGCACAAATCTTTAAATATCCATCGGGACTTTCTTGTTCCCATAGTAAATCGTACTTATTCTTTAACAAGTGATAGCCTGGCACGACTTGTGCAACTACACCGTCTTTGGATTGTTTATATGATACTAAAGCTCTTGGAGGTTCAATACCATTTGTACTATTACTAATTTGTGCGCTTGTTTCAGCTGGCATCAATGCCATGAGAGTAGAATTGCGAATGCCATGTTCTAACAACTTATTTCTAAGTTCTTCCCATGGAAGTCGTTCTCTGTGCTCTATTAAATTATCTATCGCACGTTTATAAGTATCTATAGGCAGAATACCTTTAGCATATTTAGTCTCAAATGACTTAGGACATGCTCCACGTTCTTCTGCCAATTCCATAGAAGCCTTGATCAAATAGAATGACCAAGCCTCTGTATAATTATCTATAATATCAAAGGCTTCAGCGTCATATTTTAGCCCTCTTTTAGCTAAAAAATATGCTAAATTTATTATACCTACACCAAGCGGCCTTCTACTCATTGTTGATAATTCAGCCGCTAGTACAGGATATGATTGATAATCTAATAAATTATCTAAAGCTCTTACAGTTAATGTACAATATTTTTCAAATTCATGAGGTTCATTTATTAAACCCCAGTTAATTGCTGATAATGTACATAAAGATATTTCACCATCTCTATCATTATATGATTGTAATGGTTTAGTTGGCAAATCAATTTCACAACATAAGTTAGATTGTCTAATTGGAGCTGCTTCTGCATCGAATGCTCCATGGTCATTAGCATGATCTACATTCATTGCATATATTCTACCAGTATCTTTTCTTTCAGTTAGGAATGAAGAAAATACTTCTATTGCTGGTAGGCTTTTCTTTCTTATGGAGTATGCTCTTTCATACTTTTCATATAGTTCTTTAAATTTATCTTGATTGTTAAAGAAAGAATCATATAGATCTGGTACATCAACTGGATCAAAAAAAGTTATATTACCACCTTCTAATAATCTTTCATACATAAGTTTATTAAATTGAAATGCATAATCCATGTGACGAACTCTTGTTTCATCAGTACCTTTATTATTTTTAAGTACAACTAGATCTTCAAATTCATAATGCCATACTGGTAAATACACAGTAGCAGCTCCACCTCTTACTCCACCTTGAGAACAAGATTTAACTGCTGCTTGGAAATATTTGAGGAATGGTATTAATCCAGTATGAACTACTGAACCATCTCCTATCTTAGCTCCTACTGCTCTTATTTGACCAGCATTAATACCTATACCAGCTTTTTTGCTTATATATTTTACAACACTAGTAGAAGTAGCATTAATGGAATCCAAAGAATCTCCGGACTCAATGAGTACGCAAGATGAAAATTGGCGCGTAGGCGTTCGTACGCCAGCCATAATCGGAGTCGGCAATGAGATATAAAATTGCGAAATTGCATCATAGTAATGTTTTACCCATAGTAGTCTATTTTCTGTTTCATCAGCAAAAAGAGTAGCTGCAATCATCATATACAATATTTGAGGTGTTTCATAATATTGTTTACTTCTACGATCTTGAACTAGATATTTACCACGGAACTGTTCCATTCCAGCATAAGTAAAATCGTTATCTCTTTCATGCTTAATGTATTTATTTAATTGTTTTATTTCATTGAAAGAATATTTATCAAATATAGATTTATCGTATACTCCTCTTTCAATATTGTGTTCAATTACTTTTCTTAATTTGAATGGTTCATATTGACCATATACTTCTTTTCTTAATTTATAAGAGATAAGACGCGCTGCAACAAATTGATAATTGGGGGTATGATCTGAAATAAGCTCTGCTGCACTCTTAATAAGAAGTTCATG